AATGCAATTATGGCATACGCACTATTTACCCTACTTATTTGTAATAGTATTCTTGTAATATCACTTTTAGCAGAAGCTCCGCCATGTCCATATATTAGACAGTCTTTCTTTCCTAGTTCCGATTGTAATAATGAGGCCCATCTTACATTTTTAGTACTTCTTACTGTATCTCCCTCTATAAAGCTATCTCCGTATATAGTTACTAATGGGTATGTGTTTTTAGGATAATACATAATAAATTTTGAGAATCTACTAGTTCCTGTAACATTAATGCATGCCGGTGATCCCCAAGAATATGTGCCATTAGTAGATACAGTAGTAGTTGCAATTAACTGCCCTGTTACATCATCATATAGATTAATAATTAATTTAGTAACTATATCTGTAGTTTTAGTAACTTTAATTGTATACCAATGATTATCTTGTAAGCCTTCCGTTATAGTTTGTCTATATGAAGTCTATTCAACGTAACTATTATTTACTCTCCAATAAAACTTCAAATAGGAACCAGTAGAATTTTTGCATACAGTAGTCCAAAATCCAACATAATTTCCTGCTGTAGAATTTTTAGCTATTCCTAATTCAAAATAACTACCACTAGTAACTGTAGATTTAAGTTTACAACTAATTACAAATTCATCCTCAAATGTGTCTGTTGCTGGAACTGCGGTAAATCCTCCACCTGTTACTGTTAAGTCCTCCCCGTCTCTTTGCCAAGTACCACTTACTGTGAACTCATCAAATCCACTTATTAATGTGTTTCTTTTACTATTAGTTGTTATATTAGATTTAGAAGTATTACTTATAAGTCTTATAAATACTTCTCTATTGGGAATATAAGAAAATCTAATAAAGGAGGCCTTTTCTGGTAAAGTATATACAGAAGCGTCATAAGAACTATTACCTAATATAACATTTATCATCTACTTACTTTCATCATAAACTGCTATAATTGCTCCTCCTACAGTACCATATAAGTTCTGATAGTATATTACATTCCCTTCAGATGCAGTTATATACTAAGTAGCTACCCAGGTACTATTTGGTTTTTCACCTCCATTACGATCAATATAAGTACCCTATACAGTAAAATCAGAATTAGTTATACTTAGTACGCCATTAAACGACTACTCTATAGTTGGTAAATAATTTGGTTTATAGAATGTAACAGTCTAAATTATACCATAACTATTGTTCTGTCTTGTAACTCTAATATACTTAATACTAGAATCTACTATATATCTACCAGTTACTACAGATGACGGACTATTTACAGTTATACATTTATCTATAACTACATCTTTATTAGAATTAAATGCTATTATAGCCATACTTGAAGAATATCCTGTTAACTGGTAATCGATTATTTGTCCTTCAAGAACAGATATGAAATTAGTAGTTAATCTACTTGGTTCATAAGTTTCTACTCCTTTTGGTGTATAGTACACGTTATAAATATAATCGTCAGATTCAATTGTAGCAGGAGATTGAACAGTTAAAGGTACCTATGTAATGCCATTATTTCCTACCTTTATGTATAATTTATCAAGATATATATACTGTTTATTTGAATATGGGGTCATTCCGTAACTATACGGAGTGCCGTATAAGGTGCTATTACTCCAATCACTGTAATAGCTTGTCTATACTTTATAGACAAAATGTTGAGAAGTAGTGTTAAACATTACAGATCCTACTTCACTACCACTGTATTTTTCATTAATAATGGAAGATGTTTGTACCTCAACAAATCCATCAAACGGTATGGAAAATTTTCTAGCTACTTCTGTAACTATATTTTGATTTATAGCAGCTACCTCACTATCTCCTAGCTCTCCTACTACACTAGCAGGATTAGCAGGATAATCTAGAGCATTCCATCTAGTAACACCGTCACCTATCTTATAACCTTTAGCTCCATCAGTTATAATACCTATCTCTCCCTCAGCTAGTATTGGATTAGTTGTTGACCAATTAGCTGCTGTATCTCTTCTTTGTAATACTCTATCCATATTGTATTATAATTTTTTATATTTATTCTGCATTTAAAATAGACATGTTGTTACCATAACTTTGATCTGATAGATAAATATTTTGTCCAGATAAAGCAGGAGGTACAGGAGTAGTTCTAGAATAGAAACTATTTTTGCCAGTATTTTCTGCCCAGAAATGTGAATTGATAGCTAAAACAGTAGCACTTCTATCTGTTATACTACCGTGATCTCCAGAAAGCCCTAATGAGTACTTACCAGTTCCATATACACGACAATTTATAATTTCTAAATTTTGATTAAATCCAGCAGACAAGTCGGCAGATTCATGCATGTATAAGGCACCGATATCTTCTGTGTCAGGATGGTTTTCAAAATCTATCAACTATTGAATATAACAATTTCGCAAACTCAATGTGAAATTAGGTTTTAACCCAATTCCAATGCCTGGATCAGTATATGATATGATGTTACAGTTCTCTATTATCAAAGACTTTCCTGATTCAAAAGAGAAATCTACATGAATACCATAACCACAGGTACCTCTACTTGCAGTATATATATTTTTTGTAGCCGCAGTTCCTGTTTCTATAAAAGTCATATTTGCTACATATCCTGCAGCAAATTCAGCAGGTGGATCATTCCTTTCTGCAGTGTCCATCTAAACTATGCATTTATCTCTACATACTCCTTGAATATTTACTACCTTTGCTGCCCCTCTGATAGTTTCTTTATATATTCCAGGATATACTAATATGAGATCTTTTTCAGTGCTAACCTGTACCGCTTCATTTATAGAAGTATAGTTTCCTCCACTCTTAGCTACAATAATAGTATTCTCATAAGAACCTGTATTATAACTTCCACTACCACTATCGAGTACATTTTCAAATACCTTTATCTTAAATTCATTTGGAAAAGGTATCTATCTATTTACATTTGTAGTGCTGTTACTATTAATTAAGTTTACGATTATAAAAGAAGTACCTTTTGGTAATTCGTAAATTCTTAATTTATCGCTTTCTAGATAACTCCATCCTGAATTAGAAATCATTCCTTCATTATTGTGATAATGAATATCAATCCAAAAATAAGAGGTAGTATTATCGCATACTACACTAATATTCTTACCACTAACTGGATATTTATATACACTTGAAGCTGTATTTGGTGAACTTGTTATAGCTCCAGTGTTTGAGGCTACAAACTTACCAATTACGAATTGTTTGTCAATTAGTACTTGATTTTGGAAAGAGTTAACTTCTGCGTACTTATCTATTGCAACATCTTTTTGAGAGAATACCCTAATGTCGAAATCAGAAGATAGAGCTCTTACTGCAGTAGGATCAGTAGCTGACGCACTATTGAAAACACTTATTCTACAATAGTAAGCGTCTTGGTTATTTATTTTTAGAATATTAGATACTACAGGGCGTAATAATTTATAATTGGATCCATCAAAGTCTAATCTAGAAATTGGTTTAGCATCCTTATCATACAAGTATAGAGTAACCCATA